GACTATGCGCTTTCCGTTTGTCGGCCGCGAGACCTTTGCCCGCCACGCCACGCGCGGCCGCATACGCGGCTTGCGCTTCCTTATCGTTGAAGAGCCCGGCCGAAAATTCGCAGTCGAGCGCGAGCGCCATGCTAATCGACGTGCGATAGGATTTGACCGACGACTCGGAGAGCGCGCCGCGCTCGACACAATACCGCAGGAAGAGAGAATCGATCGCGTTGACGACGGCCTTACCCGTCAAACCCTCAAGCTTGGCCGCGCTCATGAGCGCGATAACCCCATCGCGGACCTTACCCGTGACGCTGGCTTGAGCGCGCTCGACTGCGCTTTGCGCGGTATCCATCATGCGCAGGTGACGATTTGCGACTTGGACGAGACGGGTTGCGATTTTGCTGCCGTTGATTGTTTTGGACGTTGCCATGGTTTGTTGCTCCGAAAAAGCGCCCCGAAGGGCGCGGGTTGATTAAAACGTGAAGCCGATGAAAACAAGGGTTGACGGCCGCAGGTGAAGCACGCGGGAAATATCGTCGAATGCGCGACTGCTAATCCGTTTGGTGCTTCTGTCGTATTCGCCGCGAACAAATACCCTGCGGCCGGGCCCGGGCTGGCGCTGGAAGAATTCGCCGCGCTTGACGTCCCGTAGCGCTTTCAAGTGTCCGTCGTACATGTTTGTTGCTCCGTTGGGTTGAAAAGTACTGCAACCCGAATTCTACACGGTCAAGTGACACTGTCAAATCATGGGGCGCCGATTCTAATTGTTAGAAACGTGGTTTGGCCGACCCCACCGTACCCGGGGGCCCCGCTTGGCTGCAGATGGGACCCGCCTGCGCTTACGCTGAGCGCAACTCCCACATCCCCAAATTCCCCACACCGCTTTACTATGTCCAATCCTAGAACCCACCCCCTTCTTTTTAAACAGCCCCTCTCAAAATTTTTACTACATAAATTTTTTGCATCGCTTGACTCAGTCCCATTAATTATTTATTCTTCCTGCACCTCTTAGGAGTGCACATGCAGTTTCCCGATGTCGACCTTGACATCCCTTACGCTACTTATCCGCCTACGTTTGAAGACTTGCAGGCGCGAGTCACTGCTGCGTTTAACAGCCTTGCAGAAATTTCAGACTCTGTTTTGGTAACGGATGAGGATAAAGCTGCAGCGCGTGCAGTCGTTAAGGGCGAGATAGCCGCAGATGACACCCTGCTGTCTTCCCCGGGCACTATTATTCAAATCAAGGCCATCCTTGATGAGTACGACCGGGAGGTCGTGCAGTCTGCCAAGCAGATCCGCACCTATGTAACTAATCGTCTTTTGCTGGACTCCACCCACCCGGACCCGCGCATACGGCTCAAGTGCTACGAGATGCTTGGGAAAATTAGCGATGTTGGGCTATTTACGGAGAAGACTGAAGTCACTATGCGCCATCGGCCGACGGAGGAGTTGGAGCAGCTTCTTCGTGAGCGGTTGATGAAGACGATTGAGCAGGTGCCGGAGACCGCGATACCTGCGTTGGAAATCCAAGATGCCCCTAGTAGCCACCCCGAGTGAAGCTAGTCGGCTTTTGGCCAACTTGAAAAATATGTCGCCGGAGGAAATGGCCGATACCCTTGCGCTTCTAGAAGAGATTGATCAGCGAAAGCGCATCCTCCTTGCCCAAAACGACTTTCTAGCCTTCATAGCAGCGGTTGATTCCGAGTACAAATTTGGTACCCACCTGAAACGGCTGGGTGCACTGCTCATGCAGATTGAGGAAGGGCAGAAAGATAGGATTGCTGTCTCCATGGCGCCTCGGTTTGGCAAGTCGCAGATGATTTCCATCTACTACCCTGCTTGGTATTTGGGTCGACACCCCGACCACAAGATGATTTTGGCGTCCCACACCGCCGATTTAGCGATAGACATGGCTCGGAAGGTGCGCAATTTGATGCAATCGGACGTGTATCGAACCCTTTTTCCGGGGGTAAACATCGCTGCCGACGCAAAAGCGGCGGGAAAATGGAATACGACGAAGGGTGGAGAGGTGTTTGCGGCGGGTGTAGGCGGTGCACTGGCCGGTCGAGGCGCGCATTTAGCCATTATTGACGATCCAATCTCGGAACAAGACATAAAAACTGGAAGTACGGACTCTCTGGACACGGTTTACGAGTGGTTTAGGGCGGGTTTGCGGACTCGTCTCATGCCGGGGGGCAGAATCGCCATCCTGCACACTCGCTGGCACCAGCGGGATCTTATTGGGCGGCTAACCAAGGATGCCAACCTGAACCCGGGGGCCGATCAGTACGAGATTTTTGAGTTTCCGGCCATCCTTGAGGTGCCCAATCCTGCGGCGGACCCGGATGACCCGGCTTATGAGCCCGAAGCCCCCTCGGTCATCCAGAAGTCTCTCTGGCCCGAGCAATGGAGCTTGGATCACCTGCTCCGCACCAAGGCGTCTATGCCCGCGTGGCAGTGGAGTGCGCAGTATCAGCAGCAGCCCACGGCCCAAGAGTCGGCGATTATCAAGCGAGATGACATTAAGTGGTGGACTAAAGACAATCCGCCCTCGGTGGACTACACCGTGCAGGCGTGGGATACGGCGCTGACTACCAACGAACGGTCGGACTACTCCGTGTGCCAGACGTGGGGGGTGTGGCAGGATGAGAACGGGGTGGATAACGTCATTTTGCTGAATCGGGTAAAGGGTAAGTACGAGTTTCCGGAGTTAAAACGCACCGCACTGCAGCAAGTTAAGGACTGGGAGCCGGATACGACCATCGTGGAGGCGAAAGCTTCGGGGCAACCGCTGATTGATGAAATGCGGCGCTCAGGGATATTCGTGCAGGACTACACGCCGGGGAAAGGGCAAGACAAAATTGCCCGAGTTAATGCTATTAGTGATATGTTTACGAGCGGGCAGGTGTGGTTTCCGGAAACGTGGTGGGCTTCTGAGGTTGTGGAAGAGCTTTTGGCGTTTCCGAGCGGTGAGCACGACGATGATGTGGATGCCTGCACATTGGCGTTAATGAGAATCCGTAAGGGTGGGCTGCTGCGTCTGCAGTCAGACCACGACGATCCTGAAATATTAAGCCGCTCGAATCGGGGCGCGTACTATTAGGAGCCATCATGGACTACGAACCCTTGCTGGGGTTGCCAGATGTTGAATCTGTGTTTCGCACGGAGCGTGGGTCTACATATGCGTATCAAGTAGATCCGCAAGGGAACCCGACTACAACGCGAAATCGCTCCGGTGCGCAGCACCGTGATACAACTACTGGCGTACAGCCTCGATCGGGACGAACTGTTTTTGTAGCCCCGGAGTATCTTACGAACTTGTCGCTATTTCAGAATCCTGATATGGCTACGAGGCTTGTTCCTGTTATACAAGACGGTAAACCTACAGGGTACGCTAGGTTAGAACTGACAGAAGACTACGGGCCCCGTAAAGCGGGGACTACGCTAGCAACAGTCCCCTATGACACAAAACCCGCTGTTGGGATGCATCCTGTTGAAGTTTGGCGCAGTGACAGTCCGATTGGGGACGCCGGACGCGGTATTCACTTTGGTAATAAAATTACCGAGGTCTATCCAAAACCTGATCGATTAAAAGGCGCTAAAGCAGGCATTGCCGGATTACTGGCTGGCGGCGCTGGAGCGGCTAAAGCCGCTACACAGGGGGACTTTGCCCCCGCACGAGAGTTTGTTGGCGAGATGCTTACGCCGCTTGGCGCAACGCCCAGTGATGTTAATCGTGGAGAGCAAGAGTGGATTGAGCGCTATGGCAGCGCCGCGCAGCGTCGATATGAACAAGAAGCTAAACGAGCTATAGAGCGCATGCAAGGCTATGCCAAGGGTGGCGCAGTGCCAATGCCTTCCGCGTACTCTAGCGGCAACTGGAAACTTATTTAGGAGCCATCATGGCAACGAGTTTAATTGATAAAGGTCTGTATGCGGCGCCCACTGGGCTTGCCGATATTGACGATACGGGCCTTGCAATTGAGATTGAAAACCCGGAGTCCGTGACGCTGTCTGATGGCAGTATGGAGATCACGCTCCTGCCGGAGCAGATGGTAGAAGAAGGCAATTTTGACGAGAACTTGGCGGAAAGCATGGACGAGGGCGAGCTTGCTTCGCTTGCGTCCGAATTGGTTGGCCTCGTTGATGCCGATATCTCTGCTCGCAAAGACTGGTCAGATATGTACGTCAAGGGCATCGAAGTGCTTGGGCTCAAGTACGAAGATCGGACTGAGCCTTGGGACGGCGCGTGTGGAGTGTTCTCCACCATATTAACGGAAGCCGTTATTAGATTTCAAGCGGAAACCATGTCAGAGACGTTTCCCGCATCAGGTCCGGTAAAGACCAAGATTTTGGGTGAAGTGACTCCTGAAAAGACTCGTGCGGCGGACCGCGTGCGGGCCGATATGAACTACCAGCTAACTGAACGCATGGTGGAGTATCGGTCGGAGCATGAGCGGATGCTGTATTCCTTGGGGCTTGCAGGTTCTGCGTTCAAAAAAGTTTATTACGACGTGCAGCTAAAACGTCAGGTAGCGATGTATCTACCGGCCGAAGATGTGATCGTGCCATATGGGGCCTCACACATTGAGACGGCGGAACGCGTGACCCACATCATGCGTAAGACAAAAAATGAGATTAAGCGTTTGCAGGCGGCGGGCTTTTATATA